TATCCTATGATACTTGTGCCTTTAACACTTAACGTTGTTTGATGTGGGTCAGCAACATAGCGACCTAGTTTACGTGTTTTAACATTGTACACCCATAACTGCTCTGCTGTTAGAATGTCCACTGGATTAACACTGACTAGTTTGGACTTAATGTCTTCTTTGAGATACTTCATCTTAGCAACTAATTTTTCTTTTGAAGGTGCTTTACGTACTCTGGCTTTTTTAGTTGCTTTCTTAACTTGTTCGTAACTGTCTAAATCAGCAAATAATTTGCTATAAAACGCTTCAAATCGTTTATAATCCGCCGCTTTGTAGTGGCTATATGCTTCTTTTAGTTGTTCATCTTGTCCTGCTTTGGCTTCCATTAGTTCTTGCCTATGCGGTTCAAAGAATGCTCTAATCTTTTTAATTAATGCTTGAGGACAATTCTCTGTTTTAAGATAATCAAATGCTTTAGGGTCATTGACAGTGTCGCCATCTATTAAACGATCTTCAAACAGTTCAAAATGTAAGATATGTTTGTTGGCAATCTCATTCATGCGATCTTGAATAGTTGGCTGTTGTACTTTAGTTTCTTTTTTGTCTGATTTGATTTCTTCAAACACATTGTCAGAGGAAAGTAGCAATTCTTCTAATTTTCTATTAATAAAGTCCAAGGGATTAGTTAAGTTTCCTGATGTACCCGGTAAACTTTCCCAATATTCTTTATATGCTTTATGCTCTGCTGGCATACCTAAACTTAGCATTCTACAGATAGCACCTAAGGTTAATGAAAATTGACTATCAGAATTTTTACTAATTAGTTTACTATGCTCTTTCCATTGATCACTGTGATTTACCCAAGCAATTACCCATTTTTTACTGTCAGCACTCCTAGATTCCATTCTATAATAATTTAACGCAGAATGCTTATAGGCATTAAAATACTCGCCAGACCAAGAGTCTGCTTCTTCCCATTTAGGTTCATATCTTTTGCCTGTTCTGTCTGTGGCGATTTTTACTCCGCCTTTTTTCTTAGATACCTTAATTGCCATTTTGTTTCCTAATAATTCAATAGTCATTTAACATATTATAGTTGACATATATTCTAGTGTCAACCATTTAATAATGTACCAAACGTAATCATCTGTTCATAATTACTAATTTCTTCGTTAATTTTAGTTATCAATTCCTGATGTCGCTTGGTCTGTTTTTGTTTTTTACGGCATTCTATTTCTTCAATACTTAGTTTAGTTATCATTGGTTCAATATTTTTTACAATCTTTTTCATTTCTTGTTGATATTGTCCAGTGCCTTCTGCTAGTTTAATTAACTCACTTTGAACTTTTTGCCAATCTAAACTATTTTTGATTTTATTTTTCATATATTAAATTCATTATACATTCTATTATTAGTGGTGTCAACTTCGATAAATACTAGACAATTAGGATAAATTATGCCACGTTTAAGTTTATACAAACCTACCAAAGGAAACGATTATAAATTTTTCGATAGAAGAATTAGCGAAATGTTTACTGTTGGTGGCGTTGATGTTCATTTACACAAGTATCTAGGACCAACAGAATCTAATTCTATTAGTGCCACAGAGCCTGGTGGCGAAACATCAATAACAAGAATACAAGATCTGCTATTTTTAGAAAATAGAGATAGAAAATATGATTCTGACATTTATACTATAAGAACAATATATCGTATAAATGATAATGATTTTGATCTAAGTCAATTTGGTCTATTCCTAACTGGTGATACAATGTTTGCTGTATTCCATCTAAATGATATGGTTGAATCTATTGGCAGAAAAATTACTGTAGGTGATGTATTAGAATTACCAAATTTAAAAGATTACTATCCATTAGACGAAGATGTTCCTAGTGTACTTAAACGTTATTATGTAGTACAAGATGCTACTAGAGCCGCAGAAGGCTTTTCACCAACTTGGTATCCACACCTATGGCGTGTTAAACTTCAACCGTTAGTTGATTCGCAAGAATACAAAGATATACTTGATAACATCAAAGCAGGTGATACCGACGAAGATACTAATACATTGGCAGATGTATTAAGTACTTACGACAAGTACATTGATATCAATGATGCTATTGTTGATAGAGCTGAGGAAGAAGTTCCTAAAAGTGGGTATGATACTACAGCATTATACAATGCTCCTGTAACAAAAGATAATTTACCTGGTGATCCTCAAGGGTTAGATACTAGTTCAAATACTAGTGTATCTAGCAACAACGTAACTTCATCAAGTACTGTTAGCCCTAATAGAAGTATAGAAGGGTACTTAACCGATGATGCATTGCCACCTAATGGTGCTAGTGTTTCTGCTGGTATTGCTTTCCCTCAAGGACCTTCAGAAGGTGAATATTTTTTAAGATTAGATTATACTCCTAACAGATTGTTCCGTTATAATGGACGTCGTTGGGTTAAAATGGAAGATGGTGTGCGTACAAACTTAACTCCTGGTAGTAATAACAAAACACAACGTAGTAGCTTCGTTAATAATCAAGGAGCATACTATGACAACTCATTAGGGTGGGACGCTATCAGAATTTCTGACCCATATACTCCTGAAGCAAATGCCCACACTCAATCATTTACTCTTTCAACAAAACTGGTTATTACAAAAACAATATATAACAGCACATACGGTGTTAGAACTAGAATAAACGGTACTAGTGTAACTAATACTATTTCAAACACCAGCGGAAATGTAGGATTCACTGTATCAAATACATTAAGTGTTGATGATATATTAGAATATTCAGTATATCAAGATGTTACTTATGAGAGACAAGGATTAAGTAATATTCTTAAACCAATGGCGGATAATTAATGGCGGCTAATCAACAATTTTTTTACGATGCTCAAATTGAGAGATTTCTAATACAATTTATTAGAATGGTTTCTGGGTTCCAAGTTGAGTTTGGAAATGATCGTAGTGGTAATAAAACTCTACAGCGTGTTCCTGTTTTTTATGGCGACGGTTCTAGGCAAGTTCAACAAATTATTGCTAATAACAGTGAAAATGCTATGCCTAGTGTACCTGCGATGACAGTGTATATTAATAATATTACCTATGACAGAGATCGGGTACAAGAACCAAATTTTGTTGGTAAAATGAATATCAGACAGAGATATTACAACGAAGATACCCAAGAATTTGAAAGTAATCAGGGTAACGCATTTAGTATCGAAAGGCTAATGCCCGTTCCATATTCTCTAGAACTTAAATTAGATGTATGGACATCTAACACCAAACAAAAATTACAGTTACTAGAACAACTGATTGTGCTGTTTAACCCAGCACTAGAAATACAGTCAACTGACAATTATATAGACTGGACTAGTTTAAGTGCGGTATATTTAGATAGCCCAAATTGGACTAGTCGGTCTGTTCCAATTGGTACTGAAAATCCAATTGATGTTGCTACACTAACATTTACATTGCCTGTATGGATCAGTCCACCTGCTAAAGTTAAAAAACTTGGAGTTATACAAAAAATTATTGCTAGTATTCACAACAGTGATGGTGAGTTAAGTGATGATGTATATAGTAATACTAATTTACTAGGACAACGTCAGGTGTTTACTCCTTTGGACTACGGAGTGTTATTAATTGGAAATACATTAACACTGTTGAAATATAGTGAAATGGCAGACCCAAGAGATCCAACTAACCAAGATCAAATTAAAGTTGGTACAAAAGATATTTGGAGAAGTTTAGTTAATGTATATGGTACATTAGAGAATGGTGTTAGTCAAGTAAGATTAGTTGGAGCAGATGAAACTACTGAAGTTGTTGGCACTGTTTCTTTCCATCCTAGTGATGATAGTTTGTTAATTTTTAATGCTGATATAGACACATATCCACAAAACACAATTGATCCAATTAATGCTATTATCGATCCTACTAAAGTAACTGTTAACAGCAGTATTACATCTCCTGCTCTTAGTACTAGATATTTAATTTTAAATGATATTGGTAGTTACGATAATTCAAATGGTGATGGTCCTAGTGCTTGGAGAGGGGCTGACGGTAAAGATTTAGTAGCCAAAATGAACGATATTATAGAATACGACGGTTCACATTGGAACGTGGTATTTGACAGCAATTCTATAACTAGTGTACAATATGTAAGTAACTTAAACACTGCTGTTCAATATAAATGGGAAGATAATCAATGGGTCAAGAGTTGGGAAGGCGAGTACAAGAACGGGGAATGGTCTCTAATTTTGTAGAAGGTGTTGGCGCTTTTATATACTGTACATCTACAAAGCGTTATCTTTTTTTACTCAGAAACAATGGCAAATACTCTGGAACATGGGGAGTTGCTGGTGGTAAAATCGAATCAAATGAAAACATACTATCTAGTTTACAAAGAGAAATACAAGAAGAACTAGGTGGGGTCATTAATGATCTTAAAATTATTCCTATAGAAAAATTTACCAGTGAAAACGGTAAATTTAGTTATCACACATTTATCGCACCTGTAGAAGAAGAGTTTATTCCTGAATTAAATCACGAACATCGTGGATACTGTTGGGTTAAACTAGAAGATCATCCTAAGCCATTACATCCTGGTGTATGGCGAACAATTAATTTTGAAGTTATTAGTGATAAATTAAAGACTTTAGAAACTGTATTATAAGTCTGCTTCCATAATAAAATCTCTATTACTAATCTGTCTAAGATTTGTTAAGCCTTTCCAAAGGTCTGGTGTAGATCGTGTGCCTGTATCTGTAACTCGAACAAAATCAACGTCATCATATACACTAATTAGTCTGTGTAAATTTTTAACCCAATTATCGTGTGTGAATGCGCCATTAACCGGAGCATACCCATTTGTTCCAGCATACATGTTATCATTTTTACCAGGTATTTCCTGTCCATTGAATCCGGATAGATAAATTCGAGTATGACCATCAAAACAAGCAATATAAGCCGCAGTAGTACCTGCGTCTGCATATGGATCATACGGGATTATATAAAAATTTTTTGGAAATTCTAAACTTAAAGATACTTTGCTATATACAATATTAGATTTTGTATATTCAGATTCTGATATTTCTTTTGCTATTTCTTTACTAGTTACAACTAAAAAGTTGGGAGTGTAATCCCTATAAAAAGCATTACACCCATAACTTTGTAAAGTTTTGCTACCTAAAAGACCACTTTTTTTAGTGAGGATATTGCTAATGTTTAATCCTTCTCTGCCAGTACCATTGCCAAATACAACAGCACGGTTAGAGATTTGATTATTAACAACATGGTTCTCAACGTACTCAGTGACGGTATTCCATTGACCGTCACTGAATGTACGACTTTGAACTATCTCTTCACCTTCATAGTCCTTTCGATAAACTTTTTTAATGTTAAGCATTTAGATACTTATCATTAAACAATATATGATGCCTTAACTTTGACACTTGTACTTGCTTCACCAGCAGTAGATTGTAGTAATACACTACCACCACTAATTGTAGCACTTAAAGTCCATGTGTCACTGTCAGTACCAACAGTACCATACTCAACAATAGTTGCTGTAGTACCATCATGTATTAACAACACTTTAGTTAATTCCCAAGCATCGCCAGCCGCATTTTCTGACTGAACTACATATTCAGCTGATCTATACTTAGTAGCATCAAAACTATCAACTGTTGTAGCACTTGTGCCTACAGCAACAGCAGTTTGATTGTAGCTTTGTTTAGTACCGTTAACTAGGCCAAATGTTTCTTCAGCGCCGTCAACACTAACTCTTACTGTTGCTGAACTTGTGCCAGCTGTAATGTTAGCATATGGTACTGTTTGTACATCAAATGTGTTATAACCGTTACCTGAGCCAATACTTGTTACTTGTGAAGTAGTAGTAATAACACGAGCTTCGATTACGTCACCTGTTTCTGGTGCTTCTGTAAATGTTAATGTTGTGCCACTCACAGAGTAAGCATTTGTTGGTTGTTGAACAATACCGTTAACAGCAACAAATGTACCAGCAGTTGAAGCTGTACCACTTAGCGTAAACGCTGTAGTAGAACCATCACCGTTGAAGTTATTTGAAGCAATAACAGTAAATTCAGAACCAGCAGTTTGCCAACTAGCACCGTTGTAGAATTCAACTTGGTTACTTGTTGTTGAGAAACGGATCATACCGCCTACGTCAACGTTACCAGCTGAGCCTGGACGTTCTGCTGAACTACCACGTGGTAATAAGATAGCGCCTGCTGAGTCAAACTTAGCAATAGTACCATCTTGTATTGTAGCATTACCAGTATCACTGAATGTTACAGCATTTTTACCACCGTTAGCAACGATTAAACCGTCATTACTGCCAACGCCTGAAACTACAAAGGATTTATCTGCGTTAGTTGTATTAACTGCTAAGCCTTCGCCAACGTTAACTGATTTAGCTAAACCAGCACCACCGTCAACAATTAAAGCACCAGTAGTAATACTTGTACTATCAGTTGTATCGTCAATGTTAGTAGCGCCACCAACAGTTAAAGCACCGTCAATATCTGCTAAACCGCCCATGTGTAAGTTTTCAGCTAAGCCTAAGCCGCCGTCTACTACTAAAGCACCTGTTGTGTTACTTGTTGATGTTGTTGTATCATCAAAGTTAACAGCACCACCTACAGTTAACGCACCATCGATGTCAGCTAAGCCACCCATGTGTAAGTTTTCTGCTAGACCTAAACCACCATCAACAATTAAAGCACCTGTTGTGTTACTTGTTGAACCTGTTGTGTCGTTTAAGTTAGTAGCACCTGTTACATCTAATGTACCATCAACAGCTAAGTTGTTGTTAACACTTGTAGTACCTGAAGCCGCACCTAACTCTAACGTAGTTGCCGCACCACCAATATTAAGTGTTGTAGCAGTTGTGTTAATTAAGTTAAATGTAGTTTGGTCAGTACCTAAGTCACCACCACCAACAAATAAGTCTTTAGCAACACCAAGACCACCAGCAGTTAATAAAGCACCTGTAGTTGGACTTGTTGAATCAGTTGTATCTGTAACTTTAGTAATCTTGTTAAGATCCCAACTTGTTGTTGCGTGTGTGTATTGGAACGTAGCACTAGCACCAGCAACTGTAAGACCAGCACCGTCAGCTTCAGCTGATGTAGTAGCACCAGAAGCAACTGTTAAGTTCAAGTCAGCAATAGTAACTTCAGTTGAGTTAACTGTTGTTGTAGTACCTTGTACTGTCATGTCACCAGTAACAACTACGTTACCACCAACGTTTAAGTTTTTAGCAATACCAACACCACCAGCTGTAATAATAGTACCTGTTGTTACGTTTGTACTGTCTGTTGCGTCAGTTAATTTTAACTGTCCACCAGCTGTGATATTTTCGGCTACACCAACACCACCACTTACTATTAAAGCACCTGATGAGGTTGTTGTTGAGCTTGTTGTATCTGTTAAACTTGTTGGTTGTGTTAATGTTACTGTTGTAGCAGTAACGTTAGCAACTAAAGTACCATCAACATTATGTTCAATCCATCCTGGGTTAGTACCGTCGTCATAAATTGTAATGTCTGTATCATCTAATTGGATATTTGTAACTTCACTACTAATAGCTGAGTTTAAATAACCTAATGTTACAGCATCACTATCTAATGTTGGATCTGCTAAGTTTGTTGCTGTGCCGCCATCAAAGTCAACTGCGCCTGAATCAGCAGAGATAATAATATCTTCGCCACTTGCCGCTACTGTTGAAATTGTTACACCTGCCGCTGTACCGTCTAAAACTAATTGGTCAACTGTAAGTGCTGATGAAGCATAAGTTAATT